GAAATAGATAAAGCATTAAATACTGAATCTGAGCATAACTATGTTAAAAAGTTTAATGCTCATACGGATGTTCCTGTAAAGAAAGATGCAGGTATTGACATTGATAAAGATTATGAGTATAGTAGAGCACAGTTGTATTCATTAATCGAAAAAGGTCAAGAGACTTTAAATGGTATTATGGAGGTTGCTGGTGAATCTGGTTCTCCTAGAGCATTTGAAGTAGCAGGTCAGGTATTAAAATCAACTGCTGATATTGCTGACAAACTCATGGATCTTCAGAAAAAAGTTAAGGAGATTGATGAGACTAAGCATAAGACTACAAACAATGTTACAAACAATGCCATCTTTACTGGTAGTACTGCGGAACTGCAAAAACTAATTAAACAAGGATTTATGAAGTAAATTTATTTTTATTATGTTTAGATGTAAACCTACAGTACCACCAGTAACAGGGTGGTTAGAAATTTCGTTAGACAAAAATATTATAGATTATTTAAATACTAGGATTGATGCAGCTATTTCAGAAGATGATTCTGTTAAAGATCAATTAGCAGGGCATATATCATCTAGTTTAAATTTAATAGATAAAGATGATTTTTTTACAAATAATGTTCTATTGAAATGTGCAGAGCAATATTATCAGGCATTTTCAGCATACCCTTCTCGTAATATTAATCATGCCAGTACTACTAATAATCTAGTCTTAAATGATTGGTGGGTTAATTTTCAAAAGAAACATGAATATAATCCTACACATGGTCATGGTGGTTTATATTCCTTTGTTGTATGGATGAAAATTCCTACTGATAGTAAAGAACAATCTAAGTTAGACTTTTTAAAAGGATTGGCAAAATCAAATGTATCCAATTTTGAGATGACATATATGGATACTCTTGGTGATATATGCCAATATACCTATGATATGAGTCCATTATCAGAAGGAAGAATGTTGTTTTTCCCTGCTAAAATGAAGCATTGTGTATACCCATTCTATGAATGTGATGAAGATCGCATTACAATATCAGGTAATTTATACTTTAAATAATACTAAATAAGAGCTAGTTACTCTTATTTTTATGGCTGAAGAAATAAAGGAAGAAGTTATAGAAGAAACTGAAGAAACTAAAGAAGAGAAGAAAGGTTTCTTTGGTAAAGCAAAGGAAGCACTTCTTCCTGATGCTGAAGAACAAGCAGCAATCATAAGTACAGCTGTCAGAATTGCGGTACTTGCCTGGTCTGGGGGAATTTTGACTTTAAATTATGTCGCCATACCTGGTGTTCCTCAACAGAAAATTGATCCAACTTTTATAGCTTCAGTTTTTACAGGAGTTCTTGCTAGCTTTGGAATTCAGACTGCTTCTAAGAAAGGAGATGGTACTATGAAGATGAATGGTAATGGCAATGGTTCTCCTGCTGGTCCTCCACCTCCATCTGCACAAGAGATTGAAGCAATTATTGCTAAAGCTGGTCCCACTCAAACTATTCGTATTGAGCAAGCACCTCTCAAAATAATTGGCGTTTCTGATACAGAACCAAAAGAAACATTTAAAATGTAATGAAGGTTCAAGATAATTTTCTTGATGAATTTGAATTTAATAACTTAAGGGAATCTATTCTTAGTGATGGGTTCCCTTGGTTTTCATCTACGGTTCTATCAGGTTATGATAAGTATCAATTAGTTCATTCTTTTTATGAAGGTACTTATGGTGATCACTTCAGTCTAGTAACTCCACTTCTACGGAAAATGAAAGTTGCAAAGGTTGACAGGATAAAGGCAAACTCTCAGGAAAAAACTGATACTATTATCGAACATCCTTTCCATGTAGATGGTCCTGTTGTATGTGAAACTTCTATATTCTACCTTAATACATGCGATGGCTATACAAAATTTGAAAATGGTGCTATAGTTAATAGTGTTGCAAATCGTCTAGTTACATTTCCTTCGCAGACTAAACATTGTGGAACTACTTGTACCAATGACTCTCGGCGACTTGTAATAAATTTTAACTATTTTATATAAATAGATCGCATAACTTAATGAATCATGCAAAAAATTATTAATGTACTCGCTATTGCGTCCACTGCTGTATCTGTTGCCGTTGTTGGCAGTGGCGTATATGTATATGTCAACAGAGATTCCATCATTGATGGAGTTAAATCACAAGTTATGGATGCTGTTACAGGATCTCTCGGAGTCCCTGGTGGATTGGGTGGAAACGCACTTCCTCTAGGAACACCTGATCTAGCACCACCAGCAGGACAAGCATCTGCAGGTCTTGGAGCTCAAGCACCAAATTCACCTTTCTAAACCAATGGGATTACCAGACAAAGCACAAAAAGTATTCGACAAAGCAGTTGAATGGGATAAAAAACTTATCAAAAAATGTCAAGATAAGTTTGGACTAACAGACTATCAAGTAGTTTGTATTTCCTTTGCTAAAGGATTTATCATTGGTGCGATCCTATTGTGAAATCGACCAAATGGTCTGCTCAGGTATTAATGAGTTCAAATAGATTAACTAAAGTAGAATTCACCTGTGAGTCTAATTTAAGACAGGATGCAGAGCAAATTGCTAAGGCACTTTTTGGTGTGTCGGATGTAAGACAATTGAAGCGAGAATGGTAGATATGTGAATAAATACCTATACAATCGCATATTAGTGGAGTTGAAACTATCATGTCCCACTATACCGTAGGTTACCATAACCTAGAGCAACAGCATTTAGAAATTTGTGAGTATGCAGAAGATGCATATGAAGCAATACAACACAGCAAGGAGGATGTTCCCGATCTAGAGGGACATCCTTCTTTTATTGATTATTGCCTCAAGGAGGTATCATGACTACTATCATTAAAAATAAGCACGAGATAATGTGGTGGATGAGTAGACTCACAGTGATGGGGGTTTCTTTATCATTGGCAGTTTATCTCGCTGCACAGGCATATGTCTGAAGTAGTATGGTCAATTAATATTATGCTAGGCTTGCTTTTATCAGCAGTAGGTGTTAGCATATACTACATATTCATGTATGACACTTGGTATCCGAATGACTGACTTAGGATTAGATGCATCACAAGAGACAAGAATTACAGTGATGCAATTGAAAATTGAAAGATTAGAAGAGAAGCAAGACGAGTTAAGAGAAAGATTAAAGGTTGTAGAGAAGTGGGTAATAGGTGCTGCAGCAGTATTGGCAGCAGGTACTACAGTCATAGGATTTGCTACGAATATATCTAAAGCATATTTGTAATGGAGAAAATACCATATCTCCTGAAGAGAGATTTTTTCTCAAATGAGGAATTGCAGTTGATCTATGATGAATTGCAATTTTTAAAACAATTGATGGAACAACCAGAAAAAACTGCTGGTGCTACTGGTTTAGATGGAAATTATATTAAAAATAATAATGGAGTATTTCTTGAATCTGTATATTCAAAAGGATCCAATTCATCTATTTTTAAAATAGTAACAAAAAATATACCACAAATTATTGAAGAATATTCCAATATAGAAATTACAAATCGTAGTGCTTTGAATTGTAATAGTTCATGGACACTAGTATCACATTATGAACATAATGGATATTATGCACCACATACAGATGCTACTGTTGCCACAATATTATTTTGGTTCAACAAAGAACCTAGAACATTTTCTGGTGGAGATTTAATATTTAATGATACAGATGAAGTAATTGAGTATCAGAATAATACTATGATTATTTTTCCAGGATGGGCAATGCATTCTGTACCTAAATTAAAAGGAGAAGGAAGATATTGTGTTACACTAGGATTAAATATAGTACCACAATGATAGAATTATTACTAGCAAATCTTTCGGGTGAATGGATTCAGAAGATAAGAGAGCATGAATCTTTACAAAATAGAACACCTATAGAAGAAACCATAAATAGCTCACTTGAGGATTTCAACGATGGGTGCAATGGTTCCACCGAGCAGAAAGAGCTGCTACAACTTCCGTGTTACGAAGATCAAGAAGGTCTTAGACGGAGATACGATAGATGTAATAATAGACCTAGGGTTCGACCTAGCGAAGACGGAGAGAGTGAGGATTGCTGGAGTGGACACACCAGAGAAGAGAAC